TTCGGGGCCGACAACCCCGACACGCTGCGCGGGCAGTATTTCGACGGCGTCGTGTTTGACGAGTTCGGGATGCACCAAGCCAACGTGTTCAGCGAGGTGGTGCGGCCGGCGCTGGCCGACCGGCGCGGCTGGGCGCTGTTCCTGGGCACGCCCAACGGGCGTAACCAATTCAGCCAGGTGGCTGACCAAGCGACGACGACCGAGGGCTGGGCGTATCTCGAGTTCAAAGCCAGCGACACGCAGCTCATTCCCGACGACGAGCTGACAGCGGCGCGCGCGATTATGACGCCCGACGAGTATCGCCAGGAGTTTGAGTGCAGCTTTGAGGCGGCCGTGAAGGGCAGCATTTATGCCACCGAGCTGGAGCAGGCGCGCGCGGACGGGCGTCTCACGACCGTGCCCGTAGACCCGGCGCTGCCGGTCGATACCGATTGGGACTTGGGTGTGGGCGACAGCACGAGCGTCGTGTTCAGCCAGTCGCTGCGCTCGGGCGAGGTGCGCATCGTGGACTACTACGAGGCAAGCGGCGAAGGGTTCCCGCACTACGCCCAGGTGCTGCAGGCGCGCGGCTACACCTACGGCACCCACTGGGCGCCGCACGACATCGCCGTGCGCGAGCTGGGCACCGGCAAGAGCCGGCTGGAAGTGGCGGGCACCTTTGGCATCAAGTTCCAGGTGACGCCGCGGCTCACGGGTGGGCGCAATGAGGTCGAGGACGGTATTCACGCCGTGCGGCTGTTGCTGCCGCGCTGTTGGTTCGACCTGGGCCGCACGAAGGCGCTGGTCGAGGCGCTGCAGCACTACCGGCGCGACTACAACACCCGCCTGCAGGAGTTTAAGGCGACGCCCGTGCATGACTGGGCCTCGCACGCGGCCGACGCGTTCCGGGGGCTGGCGGTGCGCCACAAGGTGCCGGCGGCGCCTCGGCCCCGCCGCGACGAAGACGATCTGTTTGGGCGCCCGCTGGCGGCGTCGAGCACCTATGCCTGGGTCTAACACATGGCTGACACACAGACACTGACCGACGCGCTCACGCGCTTCAAAGCGAGCCGCGACGCATACGAGCGCCAGCGGCAGCGGGAGCAGGAAGACCTCGCGTTCCAGGTGCCCGAGTTGCAGTGGGACGCCGACAGCCGGCGCCAGCGCGAGGGCACCATCATCGGCAACGTCGCCATCCCGCCGCGGCCGACGCTGAGTATCAGCAAGCTCGACCAGCCGGTGCAGCTCGTGCTGAACCAGCAGAAGAGCGCGCAGCTGGGCGTGAACATTCACCCGCTCAGCGAGGACGCCGACGCCGACACGGCGGAGATGCTGCAGGGGCTATATCGGCACATCGAGCGCGACAGCCGCGCGCAGCAGGCGCGGAGCTGGGCGTTTGACCGGGCCGTGAAGGCCGGCATGGGGTTCTACCGCGTCAACACGGTCTACGACGAGCACTGCGGGTCGCCGTTTGACCAGAAGGTGGTGCTGCAACGCATCCTGCAACAGGACATGGTGTTCCTCGACCCGTCAGCGCAGGAGCCGGACTGGTCGGACGGCGAGTATGCGTTCATCTGCACCTGGCTGTCGATGGACCGCTTTCAGCGCGAGTATCCCAAGAGCGCGATGGCTGACTACGACGCACGCGCGCTGCAGGCGCTGGTGCGTGACGTGCCCGACTGGGTGCGCGTCGACGGCGAGGCGAACGCGGTGCTCATTGCCGAGTATTTCCGCGTCGAGTATGTCGACCGCGAATACGTCCAGCTCGCGGACGGGCGCGCGGTGTTTGCCGATGAGGTGACGCCCGAGGAGGCGGCGCTGGTGCGGCCCGATGCCCAGCGGCGCGCCGTAAAGGCGCCGCGCGTCTGGTGGTCGGTCATCAACGGCATTGAGGAGCTGACGCCGGCGCAAGAGTGGAACGGGCGCTACATCCCCATCATCCCGGTGCTGGGCCGCGAGCTGCAGCCGTTTGACGGCGAGCGGCGGTTTGTCGGCATGATTCGCCCGGCGCGCGACGGGCAGCGTCTGTTCAACTACGCCGCCAGCAATGCCGTCGAGATTGCCGCGCTCGAGCCGCGCGCGCCGTTCCTGATGGCCGAGGGCCAGAACGAAGGCTACGAGCGCATGTGGGAGCAGGCGAACACGCGGAACTTCCCCTCGCTCATCTACAAGCCGACCACGATTGCCGGGCAGCCGGCGCAGCCGCCGCAGCGGGTGCCCGTCGATGCGTCGCGCATGTCGACGTCGATGGCGTTGATGCAGCAAGCGGACGCGTTCATCCAAAGCACGACGGCGGTGTTCGACCCGGCTCTCGGCCGCCTCAATCAGAGCGAGCGCAGCGGGCGCGCGCTCCTGGCGCTGCAGCAGCAGAGCGACGCCGGCACGAGCCACTACATCGCGAACCTGGCCGACATCGCCATGACCTACGAGGCCAAGGTGGTGCTGGACCTCATCCCGCGGATTTACGACCGCCCAGGGCGCGTCGTGCAGCTGCTCGACGGCGAGGACGACAGCACGCAGGCGCTCATCAATCAGCCGTTTGTGACGGACCCGCGGACGGGCCGCCCGCAGGCGCTGCCGGGCGTGGGGCCGATGCCCCTGCCGATGCCGCCAGGAAAGCGGAAGCACTACGACCTGTCAAAGGGCGCCTACGGCGTCAGCGTCAGCATCGGCCGCAGTTATCAGACGCGCCTGCAGGAGGGCGCGGATGAGATTGGGCAGATTCTGACGGCGTCCCCGGCGCTCATGCCGCTCATTGGCCCGATTTACTTCAAGTTCCGCGACTTCCCTGGCGCGCGCGAGATTGCGGACCTGCTCAAGAAGCAGCGGGCGCAGATGTTCCCCTACCTGCGCGAGGACGAGTCGGGCGGGCCGCCGCCGGAGGTGCTCGTGCCGCAACTGCAGCAGCAGGTGCAGCAGATGCAGCAGCAGCTGGCGCAGGCCGCGCAGGTGATTAAGACCGAGCAGGTCAAGCACAGCGCGCAGCTGGAGCTGGAGCGCATGAAGGTGCAGGCAGACATTCAGCTGCAAGGCATGAAGAACGCGGCCACCATCGAGGTCAAGAAGATTGACGCGCTGACCAAGGGCGTGCTGCTCGACAAGCAGGCCGACAACGAAGCGCAGGCGCTGGCGCTCGAGCACCAGTATGCACAGCAGCCGCTCTTCGCCGGCCCCCGCGGCGGCGCCCGCGACCTCGCCATGCTGCTGCAGGCCGTGAAACAGCCGCCGACACCGAAGACGTATCGCGTGGTGCGTGACCCGGAGACGGGCCTGGTGGTGGGCCTCGAGAGCACGCCGCAGCCGTCGCTGCTCGACGCGCCGCTGCAGGCGCCGCTCGACGTGGAGACGCCCGCGCAGGAAGCGGCTGAAGCGAGCCAGGAGTCACCCGCCGCGGAAGCGGCCGAGCTGCATCTGGGCGGTGGTCTGTGAGGCGGGCCACCTGGGTGCGGAACCTCGCGGTCGACGCCGTGTGTCGCCAGCTGGATGGGGGCAGCCTCGAGCTGCACGGCGGGACGCCCCCGGCCACGTGTGACGCGCGCGTGACGACGCCGCCGCTGGTGACGCTGTTGTTTCCGGTGCCCGCGTTTGCGCCGGCGGTCGAGGGCCGCGCTGAGGCGCAGCCGTTGCCGGCGAGCTGGGCGACGGGCCGCGGCGTGGTGACGTGGTTTCGCGCGCGCACGAAGGACGGGCGCGTGGTGTATGACGGCCGCGTCGGGACTGACCCCGGCGCGGACATGGTGGTGAATCTGGACAGCGTGACGCCGCAGGCGTCGGTCAGTCTGGCGGGGCTGACGTATGGCGACGAAGGAGACGGTGACGTATGGCGTTGAACCCGAAGCGGTCGAACGTGGCGGTGAGTGCGGCGGCAGACGCCGTCTGCCCGCTCCTAAACAACGGCTACTTGCGCCTGTATGACGGCACGCAGCCGGCGACCGCCGACACGGCCGTGACGACGCAGACCAAGCTGGCGGAGCTGCGCTGGAATGCGACTGCGTTTGGGGCGGCCAGCAATGGCGTCGCGACGGCCAATGCCATCACCTCGGACGCATCAGCGGCTGCGACCGGCACGGCCACGTGGTTCCGTGCGCTCAAGAGCGACGGGACGACGGTGGTGTTCGACGGGAGCGTGGGCACGTCGGGCTGCGACCTGAACCTGAACAGCGCCGCCATCAGTGCGGGTGCCCAGGTCAGCGTCACGGCCTTCACCTACACCGAAAACAAGGGCTAATGGCGCATTTTGCCCAGCTGGATGACAGGAACGTCGTCCTGCAGGTGATTGTCGTGCGCGACGAGGATGCGGGGCCGCCGCCAGGACTGGAGGGCGAGGCGTTCTGCGCCCAATTGCTGGGCGGGCGCTGGAAGCAGACCTCCTACAACACGCGCGGCAATGCCCATCGGGCGAATGGCGTGCCGTTGCGTGGGAATTACGCCGTGGTCGGTGGGCAGTATGACCCAGTCGCGGGCGTGTTTGTGCCACCGGCCCCGTATGCGTCGTGGCGCCTGAACCCGACGACGTGGGACTGGGAGCCTCCGGTGCCCCACCCGCGCGGCGTGCGCGCGACGTGGGATGACGCGACACAACGCTGGATACCCACGTAGTGGCAACGGTTACGTATCTCATCATCGCCGGCGGTGGTGCTGGCGGCACGGGGAACGGCAACAACCGGGCCGGCGGCGGGGGCGGTGGTGCGGGTGGGTATACCACCGGCACGAGCACCGTCACGGCGACCGCCTATACGGTGACCGTTGGCGGTGGCGGCTCTAATTCGTCGTGGAACGGTATCACGGCCACGCGGGGTGGCGCCGGCGGCAGCCAGGCGGCGGGCAGTAGCGGTGGGTCTGGCGGCGGCGGCTCGAACGGGCTC